CCGCACTGCCGACGAAGGCTGGGATCGCCAATGGAAGAAGCGCAACGAGTTCCTCGACTGGCTCGATGCAATGGCCCAACACTGGCAGCGCGTCCTGCGATCCAACGGCAGCCTGTACTGTTTCGCCAGTCCCTGGAACGCCCGGGACGTGGAGAACGTCCTGGCCCGCCGCTTCCACCTCTTCCCCCGTATCAGCTGGCTGAAGAGCACCGGCCGACACCAGGTCGCAAAGAAGGAAGACCTGCGCTCCTACTTTCCCCGCACTGAGGCACTGATCTTCGCCGAACACTACGGCCAAGACAGCACGGCCCGCGGCGAGACCAGCTACACCGCGCCGCTCGACGATGCCAAATCCTTCGTGTTCGAGCCGATCCGCGCCTACCTGGACGCAGAGCGCAAGCGCGCCGGCCTGACGCCACGCCAGGTCAACGACGGACTGCGCAACAACATGGCAGGCCATTACTTCGGCCGGAGCCAATGGACCCTGCCAACCAGAGACAACTACGAAAAGCTCCAGGCCCTCTTCAACCGGGCCGGCCAGGCGGAGGTTAACCGAGCGCCGGCCGAGCGCCGGGAGTTCCTGCCCGACGACTGGGATAAGTTGCGCGCCGACTACGACCACCTGCGCGCCGACTATGAGGAGCTCCGCACGCAGTACCTGGAGTTGCGTCGCCCCTTCCACGTCACGAAGTCCGACCCCTACACCGATGTCTGGGAGTTCAATCCAGAGCCGAGTGCGAACGACACCCCCCGGCACCCAACGCAGAAGCCGATCGCCATGATGAAGCATATCATCCAAGCGAGCAGCCAACCCGGCGGCGTGGTCCTGGACAACTGCGCGGGAAGCGGCACGACTTTGAGGGCAGCCAAGGACCTGGGCCGCCTGGTCATCGGCTGTGAGCTCGACGCCTGCTATGTGCAGCACGCAGCGGCCAGATGCCGGCAAGAGGTCCTGCTATGATGCACAGGAGCGCCGTAACTTGCGGATCCGCCGCAGCTTGCGAGGGTCCTTCCCCCCCCCTCCTAAGCGGGTCAAGCCGGGGCGTGTCAACTTTTGCTAGTCACAGAGCGACCCTGAAGGGATGACAACTGGCGGCGCCCATTGGACTTAGGAGAAAACGGCCATGCCGATCAAGCCGGAGAACCGCACACGATACCCTGCCAACTGGTCCGAGATCCGCGCAGCCATCCTGGCCCGCGCCGCAGACTGCTGCGAGGGAACCGCCCACTTTCCACAATGCAGGGCGGAAAACCGGAAGAAGCACCCAGAGACCAGCAGCCTTGTGGTCCTGACCATCGCGCACTTGGACCACCAGCCCGAGAACAGCGAGCCCGAGAACCTGCGCGCCCTGTGCCAACGATGCCACCTGGACTGGGACCGCGACCACCACCGCCGCGAGGCCGCCGCGACCAGACGGCGCACTCGCAGACAGCTCGAGTTCCCGGAGCTGAAGCCGTGAAGCCACCCCGCAATCCGCTGCTGTACGGCCACGAGCAGCCGGAGGCCGCCCCGAACCCCGAGGGCGGCATCGAAGTGCCGACCCCGCCAAGCTCCGACCAACTGGGTGGGGCCGCAGCTTTCCTGCGGAACCAGGCCATGCAGCACGACGCCGGCCAGGAGATCCGCGTCAATCTGGAGGACATCGAGGGCGCCAGCGTGAAGTTGACCCACAGCAGCCCCCGCAGCCGCGCCCGGAAGCGCAAGATCCTGCTGATCCGCGACAACAACGCCGCCGAGGCCCTGGCTGACTTCGACGAGGACACCGACGTCGTGGGCCTCATGACCGGCCGCTTCGGCCTGATCCACATGCTCAGGCACCTGTTCCGCCTGACCGGCCCCGCCCACCTGACCGTCAGCAGCTGGCGTCTATACGCCGAGGACGTGGACCGAGTCCTGCGCACCCTGCACGCCGGCCGCCTGCTATCCGCCCGCTGGCTGCTAGACCACACCTTTCAGCACCGCCAGCCGTTGGAGGCCAACCAGATCCGCGAGAAGTTCGGCCGCCACGCCCTGCGCGTCACGCGGAACCACGCCAAGTTCCTTTTGCTGGCGACTCCATGCCGCCACTGGACCATCACGATCAAGACCAGCCCCAACTTGAATCAGAACCCACGCCTGGAACACTGGGACATCACCAACGACCCGGCGCTGTTCGACTTCCTGGACCGCCTGTGCGATGGTATCTTCCGCCAGGACGACTTCAGCCGCGCCCGCCGCTTCCCCCGGCCCCGGTTTTTTGCGCTGCTCAAGCAGGTCGACCCCTACGGGAAGGGAGAGGGCGACCCATGAACCGCGAAGAAGCCGCCACGACGGCGCTGCGCATGGTTCTCGCAGGCTACGGCCGCCTGGACATCCTGGAGTACCTGCGCACCAAGAGCGCGACGAACCAGAACCCGCCAAGGACGCCCGCCCGCCTGATCTACGGCGACGCCCTGGCCCGCTTGCGGGACCTGCCACCCGCCGACGACGAGACCCGCCTCGCTTACTGCCGCGAGATCACCCGCGGCCTGCTGGAGCAGATGGTCGCCGCCGGCGACTACGACGGCGCCCTGCGCGCAGCGAAAGAGCTCGCCCGCCTGTTCGACGCCTACGCCCTGGCCCGCGAGGACCGCGACGCCGTGGCCGGCGCCGGCGAAACCACAAACCCGAAGGGCGCGGCAACTCCCAACCCCACAGCAGGCCAGATCATTGACCTGACCGGCTTGCTGGAGAAGGTCCGCGGCGCAGCCGCCGATGCTTGACGCCAACCCGCCCGCCTGGGCCACTGTCAGCGAACTCGAGGGCTTGCTCGGCCTCGCGCGGCAGAACATCTACAAACATATCCGGCGCGCCGGCCTGGAGCCGAATGACCGGAAGCAGTACGACGTCCACGATGTCGCCGCTGCCATCTTGCGGCACCGCGAGCGCGACAACAGGCTGAAGGCCACGCACACCCCGGAGCTGAAGGCCAGAAAGTTGGCGCTTGAGGCCGACATCCTGGAAACTAAGCTGCGGCAGTTGGAGGCCACCCTGGTCCCTGTCGATGCCGTCCGAGCACAGAACCGGAAGATCGCGCAGACCATTCGTCAACGGCTGGAGCTCCTGCCCGAGCGCGTCGCGGCCATCCTCGCCGCTCAGCTGCAGGCGACCGATCACGCCCACAAGGTCGAGGCCACCCTGCGTGCCGAGATCCGCGACGCCCTGGAAGCCCTAGCCGACGAACTCGCCCAACCGATCGCACCCGAACCCGAGGCAGAGGCCGATGGCGACAACAAAGACGATGTACCCCAGACGACCGAATGAGCCGGAGCCGATCGAGATTGTGATGCGCGTCAAGGTCGCTCCCGAGCTGGCCGACCGCCGCACCATCGCCCAACTTCGCGCCCTGTTCGACGAGTTCGCGCTGCTCATAGAGCTCCTGGAGGCAGTCCGCTGTGCAGAGGTCGGCGTCGAGCATCCCGGTGGGGGCGATGCCTGACGCCCTGGCCCTGAACCTGGATCTGGCGCGGGAATCCTGGGCCGAAGGACTCCGGCCGGAACCACTGTACACTGTCAGCCAATGGGCCGACCGCTACCGCGTCCTACCGCAGAAGGCCAGCGCCGAGCCAGGCCCATATCGAAGCGCCCGCACGCCCTACCTCCGCGAAATCATGGACAGCCTAAGCGTCCACGACCCCACACAAGAGGTCGTCGTCATGAAGGGCGCCCAGATCGGTGCGACTGAGGCCGCCAATAACCTGGTTGGCTACATCATTCACCACGCCCCCGCGCCCGTAATGATGGTCCTGCCGACCGCCATGCTTGCGCAGCGCAGCAGCCGCCAGCGAATAGCCCCCATGATCGCCGATACGCCAGCCCTGGCGACCCGCGTGAAGCCGGCGCGGATGCGCGACAGCGGCAACACTCTCCTCGCCAAAGAGTTCCCCGGCGGCATCCTGGTCCTGGCCGGCGCAAACAGCGCAGTCGGCCTGCGTTCAATGCCGGCACGCTATCTGATTCTCGACGAGTTGGACGCCTACCCCACCGACATCAACGAAGAGGGCGACCCCGTGGAGCTCGCGATCCGCCGAACGGCGACCTTCGGGCGGAAACGGAAGCTGCTGAAGATCAGCACGCCCAAAGTCGCCGGCAAGAGCCGCATCGAGAGCGCCTACGAGGACAGCGACCAACGCCGCTACCTGGTCCCCTGCCCCCACTGTGGCAGCTTCCAAACCATCGACTGGGCGCGCCTGCAACAGCCTGGCGGTAAGCCCTGGAGCCGCAAGGAACCCCCGACGGCCGTAGTCCTCGTCTGCGACACCTGCGAGATCGAGATCCAGGAACACCACAAGACCGAGATGCTGGCCGCCGGCTACTGGCAGCCGACCGCCGACGGCGCCCCCTTCGTGCGCGGCTACCACCTGAGCGCGCTGTACAGCCCAGTCGGCTGGTACACATGGCTCGATGCCGCCCTGGACCACCTGAAGGCAAAGGACAGAGGCCCCGAGCACCTGAAGACCTGGACGAACACCGTCCTAGGTGAGACTTGGGAAGAAGAGACCCAGCGGCTAGCCTGGGAGCACCTGTTCGACCGACGCGAGGCAGCCGCCGACACCGTCCCCCGCCCCTGCCTGGTCCTCACCGCCGGCGTGGACGTGCAGCACAACCGGCTGGAAGTCGGAATCTGGGGATGGAATGGCGCCGACGAATCCTGGGCTATAGATCATCAGATCCTGATGGGCGATCCCGACCGGCCGGCCGTTTGGCGCGAGCTCACCGAGCTGCTGGGCGAACGCTGGCCCCACGAAAGTGGCGCCACCCTCAGCCTGCCGGCCGTCTGCATCGACTCCGGTTACGCTACCCAAGCCGTCTACGAGTTTACCCAGCCACGGTGGGGCGACCGCGTCTACGCCTGCAAGGGATTCGCCGGCCCCGGCCGGCCAATGGTGGGGGCGCCAAGCAAAAAGCGCGTCAAGAACACCGGCCTCCGCGTCCGCCTATACCCCCTAGGCGTCGACGCCCTGAAGAGCTGGGTATACAACCGGCTGCGGCACGCGGAGCCTGGCCCCGGCTATGTCCATATCCCTCACCGCGCCCCTTTCGACGAACGCTGGCACCAACAGCTAACCGCGGAAGAGCAGGTCAACCGCTTCGTGCGCGGCTACGAGCGCCGCATCTGGCGCCTACGGAAAGGCCGGCGCCGCAACGAGGTCCTGGACTGCGCCGTCCTGGCCCGCGCCGCTCTGGTCATACTCGACCCCGATTGGCCGCGCGTCGGCGCGAACCTAAACCGCGCCAGCGGCGCGGAAGACAAGCCGAAGCAGACAAAGCGCCCGCACCGCAGGAAGAACTGGGCACACCGCTGGTAAGCCCACCACAATGTTTCCCTGACGGCCGCCGGAGTTCCGCGCCATCCTGCGCACAAACCCGGAGGACGGCCGTGGCAGACAATACACAGCTCAATTCTGGCAGCGGCGGCGACATCATCGCTGCAGAGCTGTGCCGCGGCTGGGGACCCTGGCGCCACCGCTGCCAGGAACAGCGCCCTGCTTCGGCGCCCTACCTTTGCACCACCGCCAACGACTACGGATCCACGCCGCGCCCGAGCGGCTGCGCCGGGCTGCGCGCCGCCGGCGTCGCCTACGACACCGACGACGACTCAACCGACGCGGCCCGCAAGGCACAACTGCAGCTCGAGCGCGCCATCGGCGAGTAGAAAGCAGAGACGAATCGAAATGACCGTGCCCGTGCTGAACAGAGCCCCCGACGAGATCACCGCCGGCGAGGATATCAGCTGGTACGCCGCCCCCGGCGGAGAGTACACGCCGGCCAACGGCTACGCCCTGAAGTTGGCCATGAACAAGACCGACGGCACCGACACCGTGGCCGCCATCAGCGGCGTACCGACCGGCGACAACCTGCGCTGGACACTGGCCATCGTCAGCGCGACCAGCGGCGGCATGGCCGCAGGCCAATGGGCCTACCAGATCCGCGCCGAACACGGCACCAACGGTAAGCAGGTCGTCGAGATCGGCCGCTTCGAGATCCTGCCCGACTTCCAGCTCGGCGCCGTCGACGCCCGCAGCCACGCCCAGCAAGTCCTGGACGCCCTGAACGCCCGGATCGAGGGCAAGGCCACACGGGACCAACTGGCCTACACCGTAGCCGGCCGCACCATCCAGCGCCTGACGCCTGAGCAGCTGCGCGGCTGGCGCGCCGAATACGAGCGCCGCGTCCGAGCCGAGGCGAACCGCGAGCGCCGCCGCCGTGGCCTGGGAACTGGCGACAAGATATTTACCCGGTGGTGACCGTGAACCCGCTCCACTGGCTGGCCCGCCAGCTATTCACCCTCGAACCCAGCAGCGCCACCGCAGCGCCGCCGCAGCGCCGCTACAACAGACGGAGCGTCGGCCGCCGGAACCTGTACGCCGGCGTCGTGGACCGCTTCAGCGCCAGCTGGACGACCGAGCCGCAGAGCATCGACCACCTGATCGAGACCCAGCTGCGCATCCTGCGCGCCCGCAGCCGCGAACGCTGCCAGGCCGACCCCTACGCCTCCCAGTTTCTGGCCATCAATCGCAGGAACATCGTCGGCCCCGACGGGGTGCGATTGCAATCCCAGCCGCTGAACCGCGACAACCAGATCGACCGCCCCGCTGCCCGAGCCATCGAAGAAGCCTGGGCCGACTGGGGCCGCCCCGAAAACTGCGATCCCTCCGGCATCCGCGACCTGGTCGACCAGCAGGAGACCGTCATCAACCAGATGGGTGAGGATGGGGAGTACCTGGGCCAGATTGTCACCGGCCCGGCAGCCGGCAAGTTCCAGCTCGGCATCCGACCCCTGGACCCAGAGCTCCTGCCCGTGGAGCACAGCCCGAGAGGCCAGACACCCGAGGGCAACACCGTCCGCTTCGGCATCGAGTACAACCCCTGGGGGCGCCCGGTCGCCTACTGGCTGCGCCAGGGCTCGCATGGCGCCCTACCGACCTACGCGAGCAGCTACTACGGCCAGACCCTGCACCGCTTCGACGCGAGCCAGATAATTCATATCTTCGACCCGCTCCGCGCCGGCCAGAAGCGCGGCCTGCCGGCGACGGCGACCGCCCTGATGCGGCTGCGCATGGTCGGCGCCTACGAGGATGCCGCCCTGATGAACGCCCGCCTGGGCGCCACCAAGGTCGGCCACTACTACAGTGAGACGGGCGAACGCTACGAAGGCGACGGCGAGGACCTGGCCGGCAACCTCCTTGAAGATTTGGAGCCCGGCGAGACCAGGAACTTGCCCGCCGGCGTCCGCTTCGAGGGCTTCGACCCGAGCTACCCCAACGGCGAGTTCAGCCCCTTCACAAAACGCGCCCTGCAGGGCGTCAGCGCCGGCCTGGACGTCAGCTACCCGAGCCTCGCCCGCGACCTGGAGGGCGTCAACTTCAGCTCGATCCGGGCAGCCGTCCTCGAGGATAGGGAGAAGTTCAAGACCTGGCAGCGGATCCTTGTCTCCAAGTTCCTGCGGCGCCTATGGCCGCTGTGGCTGGAGCGCGCCCTTCTGCTGGAGTTAATCCGCGTCGGCCCGACCGCCCTGGACCCTACGCGCCTGGACAAGTACGAGCGCAGCGCCTGGGTCCCGCGCCGCTGGTCCTGGGTGGATCCGCAGAAGGACACGATGAGCGTCCTAGCGCAGCTGGACCGCGGCCTGCTGGCCCCGAGTCAAGCCAGCGCTGAGCTGGGGCGCGACTACCAGAAGACCCTAGAACAGATCGCTCGAGACCAGAAGCTGGTCGACGACCTGGGCGTCCGCCTGGCGCCGCCCGGCACACAACCTGCCTTATTCGCCACCGGCACCCAGGGCGGCGGCGCCGAGTAGGAGGAACCCGAGATGCTGAACGCTGACGCGATAACCTGGGCGCAGGCCGAAATCGCCGCCGAACGCGCCCTGCAGGGCGTCTGCGCCGGCC